TATGATGGTAACATACATGAGGGCTAGACTAATTATCTAGATATAGTAAAAAGATTAATAGATTGCACAATCCGCAGCCAAGTTTCTTGTAAACATAAAATATTATTCTTATATTGGATGTATATATATACCACCATGAAAAGAAAGTATAATGTAAATGATAACTATTTTAATAAAATAGACAATGAAGAAAAAGCTTATTGGTTAGGTTTTTTATTAGCAGATGGGTGTATCCATGAAAGAGCAGGTCAAGATAGATTATCATTAGTAGTAAGTATTAAAGATAAAAATCATTTAGAAAAATTTAAAAAAAGTTTATCTTTTGAAGGACCTATAATTGATTATACTAAAAAGTCTGGCTTATTTATAGGTTTAGTACACTCATATGTTAGAATTACCTCTCAACTTTTAGTTAATGATTTAGCTAAAGTTGGGTGTATACCAAGAAAAACTTTAACCTTAGAGTTTCCAATTATACATGATGATTTAATACATCATTTTATAAGAGGATACTTTGATGGAGATGGTGGTGTATTTATATCTAAAGAAAAACATTGGAGAAATAATAATATTTTTCCTGTTATTCACTTTAGATTTAATGGTACAAAAGCTTTCTTGAATATAGTAAATGATAAAATTAATTTATCAGGTAGACTTGTTCAAGCAAAAGGTAGTAAAATATATGAGTTAAGCTATAAAAGAAATAGAAAAGCAAAAATATTTTATGAATACCTGTATAAAGAGGCAACTATTTTCTTAGAAAGGAAAAAAGAAATCTTTAAAACACATTTACAAGAAAAAGGTTCAGAGACTATAATCAGCTAACTCAATAGAGTTAAAGGGATAGTCCAGTTATAAGTGAAAACTTATATGTTACTGACGGAATTTGATCCCGTCCTAGAGTATTATGATGCAAACATTAGAAAGTATACAAGTTTAGTATACTTTACTGATGGTGAGTGTGGTACAAGAATAAAGCCAAAAGGCAAAATATTGTGGGTATTATCTGAAAGATCAAGTATGAATACAGAATTACCAGGCAAAGTTATTAAGTTAGAATTATAAATTATTAAAAAGAAAAGTTATGAGCCAAGTTCAATTAAATTTAGATGAGTTAAAAGATTTTGTAAAGTATATGGTTACTAATAACCAACATATACAAGCTAATGGTAAAGTTCCTGTTGCTATAAATGTGGAAGGAGACGCGGGCCTCGGCAAAACTTCATCAGTAAAACAATTAGCTTCAGAGCTTAACATGGATATGATCAGACTAAACTTAGCAGAGTTTGAGGAATTAGGTGACCTTGTAGGTTTTCCTGTAAAAGAATTTGAGATTTCAAATGCAGAAGGTAAGACTACCTGGATTAATGAGCATCAGATTGATGCAGCAATGAAGAAAGGTTACAAAGTAATCAATAAGAGAATGGCTCATGCTGCTCCTGAATGGATTCAAGGTAGAGGTGAAGGTGGTTTCTTAATCTTAGATGACTATACACGGGCGGATTAACAAAACATGCATTCTAACAGTTGGTAGATTGAATAAAATGATTATCTTTACAAAAAAGAAGTTATGGAAAAATTAAATCAATTGACTGTTAAACAAATGCATGCGTGTATAGGAATCTATAAAATTACAATAAGTGATAAAGAATATATTGGGAGTTCTTGTAATATAAAACAAAGATTAAAACAACATTTATGGGATTTAAATAATAACACCCATCATAATAGAACAATGCAAAAGTTGTATACTGTATTTGGTATAGAACAAATGTATTTTGAAATTGTTGAAGAATGTTGTGAAAATCTTCTTATAGAAAGAGAAACTTATTATATTACTACACTTAAACCTGTTATTAATCACATTTTAAATCCTCAAAATATTGTTAGAGATGTAACATATTTAAGAAGATTAAAAGAAGGCGTTAAAAAATCATATGAAGCAGGTAGAAAACCTGTGAATTTATGTCCTGTGCATATGTATTCATTAAATAATGAATACCTTAAAAGTTTTGAATCTTTGACAGAAGCTTCTTTATATGTTAATGCTAAAAGTATTAATGGTATAAAAGCAGTATGTCAAGATAAAGCTTCTACAGCAAATGGTTATAAATGGTCATATAATAAAGTAACTAATATTGAATCTAGAAAAAATAAATATAAATATCAATCTGTATTACAATATACATTAAGTGGTATTTTTATTAAAAAATGGGATTCAATGAAAAAAGCTGCTATAACATTAAATATTACTAATATTAATAGAGCTATTAGTAAGAATTTAACAGCCGGTGGTTATAAATGGAAAAAAGCATAAAGTGGTTGGTCCGCTAAAAATTCTGTGAATTCAGTGAAACTCTAGAGATAGACAATACTGAGCCAAGCCTTATAGGGATATAAGGAAGGTGCAACGACTAGTATATGGAGCCTAGAACAGGTGGTAAAATACCAAGAGCGCAGAACACATAAAAATATGTGATGATATAGTCTAAACTGTACATATAATCTAATAATAAAAGTACAGAATCATAGGATAAAGAGCCTATGAGATAATAATAATGCACCGCTTTATGCAAGCTACTATGACTTTGATTGATGAGCAAGCATATGCTTCTTGGAAATTACCAAAGAACTGGCATATCTTGTTAACTACTAATCCAGACAATGGTGATTATAATGTAACTTCTTTAGATGTTGCTCAAAAGACCAGATTTATTTCTACAGAAGTAAAATTTGATGTTAACATCTGGGCTAAGTGGGCAGAGAAAGCTAACATTGACAGTAGATGTATTAACTTCTTGTTGATGAATCCAGAATTAGTTTCTCAAAGAATTAATCCAAGGATGATTACTACTTTCTTTAACTCTATCAGTTCTATTCAAGATTTTGCTAAGAACTTACCAATTATTCAAATGATTGGTGAAGGTTCTGTTGGTAATGATTTTGCTTCTATGTTTACTATGTTTATTAATAATAAACTAGATAAAATTATTGGACCAAAAGATATCTTTGAGAAAGATGAGCAGTATGTGTTAAACACACTTAAAAGTGCTATAGGAACTGATGTTGATTTCCGAGCTGATTTATCTAGTGTAGTTGCAACAAGAATTGTCAACTATGGTTTAACTCATGCAGAGAAAAATCCTATAACTAAAGTAATGACTGATAGAATTATCAAATTAACTACTGATTGTGATTCTTTCACTGATGATTTAAGATACTATATCATCAAAGAATTAATCAATGGTAACAAGGTTAAATTTGCTCCATTGATGATGAATGCTAATGTAGTAAAGATGTCTGTTAAATAATCAGGACTATTCAGTTCCCTGTAAAAAAAGTTAACTTAATTATTAACCTGGATAGGGGTGGATTATTCCCCTATCCTTTTATATTAAAAAAAATGATTCCAAAAATTTATATTATGGTAGCTGGTGGTAATTTAAGTACTCAGCTAAAATATTTAGTTAATTCTGAAGATAAATTATTTCATCTTACTGATATTGATTATACTCCTACCAAAGGAGATAAGTTATGTTTATTACCCGGTGTTGAATTACCTAGAACAAAACTTAAAGCTTTTAATGATGAAAATGGAACAAAAAATGTAAGAGAAGCTAGTAATGCTAATTATATTTTTGCTTCAAATAAAACATTTAATGAATATTTTACTAGTAGTGGTAATCATTGGTATTATAAAATGACTAAAAGTGATTTAGATAAATTAATACCTTATTTTGTTTCAATATTAAATGTAGATCCTGTTGATGTATCAGATTTAAAAGATATAGTGGAAGCTCATCAAACTTTACACGGTGAAGTAGAATGTACAATTAACTATAATTGGTCTACTCTTAATGATATAAGAGATATAATTGTTAAAAAGAAGATTAAATTGTCTGACGGATGGGATGATTCTATTGTATTTAATGAAATCCATTCTGATTTTATTGAAGAAGTAAAATTCTTAAAAACACAAACTGTTTATGATGTCTCTGGTTTAATTGCTTCCATCAGTGCTAAAAATGTAGTTATTGACTATGAAATGTATGGTCAGTTAAAAAACATGCTTAAAAGTAATGATACAGACAACCATGTTTTAGCTATGGAGATTATGGCTAACTCTAATATTGTAGAAAGTTTACTTTTTTTAGAAATGTTGTTTAAAGAACATAGTTATGAAATTTATAATTGTCATACAAGAAACCATGTAAACTTTAAAAGTTTATGTTCTATGATTAATAAAGAAAAGTATAGATATACTACAGAACTGGATGATATTGTAAAGTCTTTAATTAACTTTAATGTGTTGACTACCGACAAGTTAAATTTATTAATGAGACATTATAATAAGGAAATTATGCAAACAGGTAACAGTACATATTTTCATGTAAAAACCATAACTGTAGCTGATATAGTACACCAAACAGTTAATGAAAACTATACTTATACTATAGTAGATGACTTTGAACCTGTAGTAACTGAAGAAGAAACTGTTGAAGAAGAAGTTGTAAACACTGAAAGTTTAAACTTAGAAGATGTAGTTACAGAAGAAGTATTAATTATAGAAGAAGAGCCTTCTTTTGAGTTAGAAGATGTAAACACTCTAGTTGAAGAAGAAATTGATGAAGAAGAAATTGAAGATACTATTGAGAATACTCAAGAAGAAGTTATTGTTGAACCTAATAAAGAAAAAGAAGATGAGTCAAGCATTGATTGGTTCTAATGAAGAGTTAGAAAAGTTTTACAAAAAGAAGTTTTACTTCAGCTACAGTGGAATTAATAAGTTATTATTCTCACCAGTAGTTTTCTACAACCATTATGTATTAAATCAAAGAGAGGACTCTACAGACGCGCACCTAGTTGCAGGGCGCGTTCTGCATTGTCTACTATTTGAAGAAGAAAAGTTTGATGAGAATTTCTTAGAGTTACCTGGCAAAATGCCAACAGATAGCCAAAGAAAAATTATTTATGATTTGTTTAAAATTCATATGTCCATAGGGAATAATTCCCTATCTTTGGAAGACTACTCCCAAGATATTCTCACCCTACTTCTTACAGCTAATCTCTACCAATCTCTCAAAACAGATCAGCAAAGACTTGACAAAATTCTTACAGAAGAAAACAAGACCTATTTTGACTTCTTGAAAAACAGTGTTGGTAAAACAGTTGTAGATCAAGAGACTTTGAGTGGCTGCAGAGTACAAGTTGAAATACTAAGAAGCAATAAAGATGTCAGAGCTTTATTACAATTAGATAGATCACCTGATGATAATCATCTTGTTATCCAGAGTGAGT